TGTGTTCAATAGTATGCGCGACTTTGTCGCACTGTGTAGCTTTGTTGGGATTTCAGCCGGTACAGTTTCTCGGTCGACTGAAGACGTTCGCAAAAAGTATGTCTTGCGTCGAACCAAGGATGATGTTGCGGAGAGTCGGTCTGTGTGTACGTTCGAAAATATCGAACTTGATATGTACCCCGAAGAAGTGAACATGTACTCCGAGGCGTTTCTCATGGGGCGCGAAACACTCAAAGATGGTGTCTCGGGTATGAATTCAATGGTTGTTCTAGAGTGTCTCTTGCGTATCCGACAGACGATGGTGTGGCCCCAGTTGTACATTGACGGTATGTGTATCAAGAACGGTCTGGACCCCGAACCGTACACGGGTCGGTCGCGCAAACACGAAGCGCTTGTCGAGTCTGTCATGACACACCGGGACGAAAAGACACTCGTGTTTACACAGTTTACGAGCGAGTCGGATCGGATTCAGGAACTATTTACGGAGTTGGGACTTCCGGTGTTTCGTCTGGACGGCCACGTGGACAAAGAGTCTCGCGAAGAACGTGTTACAAAGTTTCGTCAGGCTCCAGCCGACGCAGTATTCATCATCCAGATCAAGGCGGGTGGCGTCGGCCTGAACCTCCAAGAGGCGTCGCGCGTATACATCATGTCCCCTTCGTGGAACCCGGCGACCGAACTCCAGGCGGTCGGGCGCGCGGATCGGACGGGTCAGTCCCGCCCCGTCATCGTGAAGAAGTTTGTCTACAGGGACGTGTCCGACGAGTACCCGAGTGTCGAGCAGAGTATCGTGGAGTTGCAGGTTGCCAAGTCGCAGGTGTACGCCGACGTTCTCGGAGACGAGAAACTCACGAAGCAGATTCCAGGCATGTGTAAAATGACGCTACGCACAATCGCAAAGCTTTTCCGCGGCTATGTTTAATTTCGACCATCGTCTCGTCTTTTGCGTTACCATATGAAGCACGAAAAAACGGGTTAAAGCCTGGCGACCATAGTATGGTAGAACAGTATCCATGGCGCTCACTATCCGTAAGATTGCTGACTTTGACATCAACTCCCTGACCTTCTCGGCCGTGCGCAAGAATGACAAGGGCGGCAAGGCTGTATACCTGAACAGCGCCGGTAACCAGAAGCTGCTTTTCCAGCTCCCTCAGATGCGTGCGCCCTTTGGTCTGAGCGAGTTTACCGACAAGGCGTCTGGTCGTACGTCCTACTCCCTGAACCTGTCGCTCGACGACGAGAAGGTTCGCGGTGTTTTCGAGTCCCTGGACAAGAAGATTCTAGACTTTGTCGTTGCGAACTCGGAGGCGTGTCTCGGTAAGAAGTACAGCGTTGACATTATGCGCGAGGCACTTTTCAAGTCGCCGATGAAGCCCGGCAAGGATAACTATGCACCGACGCTCCAGCTCAAGGTTATGCCCGGTCGCGACGGTACTGGTTACGCGGTCGAGGCGTACAATGCGGCCAAGCAACAGGTTGACCTGGCGACGCTCGAGAAGGGACAGGGTATCATCACGATCATCGAGATTAACCAGATTTGGTTCGTCGACAACAAGTTTGGCGTGAGTATCCGTCTGCAACAAGCACTGTTCGCCCCGCTGAACAAGCTCAAGGGGTTTAGCTTTGTGGACGTCGAGACGGTCGAGGCGGCTCCGGCCGAAGATGACGACGACGAGATTGATGCTCCGGTCAGCGAGGAGGAGGATGTCTAGAAGAAATAATGTTGTCATAGTGTAATGGTCACACCCTCTTGGGTCCGTAACAGGAAATATAAAATATACACGTCTCCGTCTGGCAGCGGTCGACGCACCGTAGTCCATTTCAGCCCCGGCCCGGCGCGCAGAAAAACAACCGTGACCATTCCGGCCACGGCACGTAATGTAATACAATACCTTCGTGAATATTATCGCGCGAGCGGCTCGCGCCCGGCGCGCCGTAGCCCAGTACGTGCGTTTTTACTCAATGTGAATCGCCGTTACGGTCACCGCGTTTCGCCGTCCCCGCGTGTTGCCGCTCGCGCTCGTAAAAATGTCGTCTTTCCCTTTAAGCTCAATAAAAATGTCCAGACGCATCTTTATCAGAACTCGACGAACAACGGTCGGACCGGTCACCAACTTACGAGCCTGAACACAAACACGACGAACCTCCGTACCAAGTATAACATTCGGCTCGGCCCCAAAGTCGTCCGGCGCGGTATGGCTCGGCTCGGCGCCGGGACCCAAGGCGTTGTGTACCTGGCGTGTACGACCCCGACCTGTGCAGACAAACTCGTGATCAAGGTTTCGCCGACCGATATGACCCGCCAGAAACAGCCGTCGGACGTCGAGTTTATGATTCAGAAAGCCGTGTTCAAGGTTGTGCCGACGCACGTAGCCGTTCCGTACAAACTCATCCGGGCGGTTGATTTTGCCCCGGCGAGTAAATCGGCAGCCGCACCCGGTATGGATTATCGCAACCAGATTGTGATGTTTTCCGAATATTGTCCCGGTGGTGATTTTGACACCTGGCTCAACAAGGTTCGATCGCGCCTTACCGATAAAGATATGGCCGGACTCATTCACCAGGTCGTAGCGGCTCTGAAAAAGATTCACACACGCCATCCCCAATTCAGACATAACGATCTGCACCTGAAGAATGTACTGGTTGACGACCAGGGGAAATCGCCCCGATTGGTGATTTCTGATTTCGGTCTCGCGCGTCTGACCGCCAAGGGGTCGAATCCGATTGTAAATTCGGCCGAGTTTAATTCGTACGGCATCACTTCATCGACCGACGTTCGTTACGACACACACCTGTTTCTGAATGCGTTATGGATCCACATGCATCGCGGTGGATTTGGACACCTCCGCGAGACGTTTGCGTTCCTGGATCGGGTCGTTCCACCGGGGTACCGCGGCCAGAACGATCGGTACATTTACGGGTCTCGTCTGGTCGGAAAAGTTTTCCCGGGTCTACCCGGGTTTGCCGAAATTCTCGCCGACCCATACATTTCAAATGTTAACCGCGTATTCCGGTCACCGACCCGTAACATCAGTTCGCCTGGGGTGAGCAACCGTGGTCCGTCGCCGCGCACACCGGTGAGCAACCGTGGTCCGTCGCCGCGCACACCGGTGAGCAATCGTCACGTCGCAGCCGCCCTGTCCAACACTTCGGGGCGTAACGCCGCCGAGATTGCACGCAACGCCCTGTCCAACCTACCCGGTGTTTCCGTGACCACCGGGGCAACGGCACGTCGTCCAAGTGCGGCCGAGTTCCTACGTATGTCGCCTCGGTCTCGCGCGGCGCACATGACCAGTGCGCGCGGCCCGAGAAACGCGAGTCGCACGGTCATGGTCCGTAACGTAACGCGTGGACTCGGTGCACCCCGTGAGCGTCTCACGGCTCGTCGCGTACCGGCCGGAACTGTATCTCGTCTGCCACTCGGAACCGGTTCGCGTGTTACGACCGCCGCCGGTCTTTATCTGGAGCCCGCACGTCGTGTGGCGCGTACGCCGTCCCCCGGGGTCGTTCCTTCTCCGAGACGGTCACCGGCCGTGCGCGCGCGCGTGAATGCCGGTATGCTTCTCAATCTGTATACCAAGACACACAACGCCCGCGTGACGACCAAAAAGAATCTCAAGACCGAGTTGACCCGTCGTGGCTACGCACCGGCGAGTGCCCGCCGCGAGGTTGCTTCTTGGCTCCCAGGGTGGGAAGCCAGTCGTCGTAACCTCAACGAGGCGACGAGACTCGCAAAGCTTGGCGTGAATGTAAATTACAGAGGCTACGCGCCGAACGTCGCCGCGATTGCGAAACGTCACGCCAACCTGACCCTGACCAAGAGCCCAGGTGGTCGGGTCCGTACCGGTAAAGCACTCCTGCTCGGAAAGAAGCGTGAAGTGCTCGTGAACATGGCGCGGCGTCACGGAATTGCCCACAGCGGAAAGACCAAGCAACAGCTGGTCAATGCGCTCTACGGCTAAAAATAAAAGTAAAGACAAATAACAATGGACAGTGTCTCTATGAAACTGTCGATACTTGTTATCCTGGTCGTCCTGGCCTATTTCGTATGGACCTGGTGGCAGGGCCGCACCCAGGTTCCAGTTGCAGCCGCAGTGCCGGTACACGCTGTCGAGTCGTACGAGTCTCCGCCGGCACCGACCGACGATGTTCCTCAGGGCCCGGGTATTATCATGTACGGCACGGACGGGTGCCCTTGGTGTGTCAAGCAGAAGGAGTACTTCAAGGAGAAGGGTATCGAGTATACCTTCAACGATTGTGACAAGGGCGGCTGTCCCAACTTCGTCTCGGGGTACCCGACCATCGTCAAGGATGGAAAGGCTATGCCGGGATACCAGGAGCTCTAGTGAAATAAGTTGTGATTGATCGGGTCGTCAGGTAATCAACACTTTTGAATATCGTCTCGAACGCCTTTGTGCCGACGAGCGGCTCGAGGAGATCACAGACCGGCTTTTGGAGCTGGTGATCAAAATAATACATGAAGTCGACCGGCACGCCATGCTCGGTGACAAAGGCGGGATCTTCCGCCTTGTCACACAGTAATCCCGGTCCCTTTGTGACCAGAAATGCAACCCGATCCCCGTTTTGTGGTTCGGAACCCGGTGAACGCTTACGGATCTTGTCACGGACTTCGACGTGCGGCTGACGTGTTTTATACGCCGAGCCGAGCTGCTTCGACATGAGAAGCTGGCCCGTATCTACTTTGCCGCCGAGGAGCTGACGGGCACTCTGGCGCGCGTACTCGATCGCCGGTCGAGGATCGTTCGAATCCAGAACCAGGTTCAAAAGTTGTTTGAGAATACCTCGGACGTACATACACGTGTCTCGCCGGACAACCTGAAGACCCTTGATATCAATCTTTTTGAACACGACCGCGTCCCCCTTTTTCTCGTACATCTTGGCGGCATACCGTTTTTTCGAATACAAAAAGTACGGACAGTACACCTTTTCGAGCTCGAGGTCGTTCGGTGCCCGGAACAGTTTCGTACAGGCTTCGGCTGCAAGCTCGCCCTGTGCCCACGAATAATCAATCGCCGCTTGGCCTTTCCGACCCTGGACGTCGAATTCGACCATGACACTATCAGTATCTCCGTACCTCACGTGCGCACCCGGAAAGTTCTCCTCGACGTACGTCTTGGTTTCGTCAATCATCTGTCGGCCGCGCATGGTCACCGTGGATGCAATCGCCACGAGCGGAAGCATCCCTTTGGTCGCACCCGTAAACCCATAGACTGAATTCATAGAAATTTTATATGCGAGCTGGCGACCGTTGTACACAGCCTCGAGTGGCGTTCCCTCGGCGGCCGCCATATCCTTCTTCGCCTTTTTGCGAAACGTCGCAAGTTCATTCAGAATAATAGGCAACAGGGACGGGACCGACTGCGCAAAGACGTGCGGGCCGTACGTTTCGTACGCGACGCCCGGAATGTCCAGATACTTCTTGTCCATGACCAGTGTCGAATAGCACAAGTTGTGCGCACGCATGACGGACGGATACAGAGATGCAAAATCGAGCGCCGTGATCGGTGAGTAATACGCTCCAGTTTGCGCCTCGAGGACAGTCGCACCTTGGTACGAATCGTCACCGGTCGGCGGGGCGTTCCGGTCGACCCGAAACGTCGGAACCATAAACCCGAGTTCGCGCGCCTTGCGCACAATCTGCGAATACACCTTGATTTGTTGACCGCGTTCGCTGAGGTACGACAAAGGCACCCAGGTCGCCTTGGCCATCTCGAGAAGGTTCGGAATGAGGCAGAGTCGATCCGCAATTCTGTGCGGAAGCTCGGTATCCTTGAGACAGTACTCTGCGACCTCGCCGAGTCGGACCGGATCGCCTTCGGCAAAACGTCCAAAAATTTCACGCACCGGCATATCGAGTTTCGAGTCGCCCAAGAAGTGCCGCGAGACATTGTTGAGCGAGTAGCTTTCGAGTTTGTGTTCGCGCTTCACATCCTGGAACATATCAAATACGTACCGGCCAATCATCGGCACGAGCTTGAGCGTGTTTGAGCCGAGGGCACTTGACGCCAGTGTCTTCGTGACGAGTTCGACGGGTGTTTCCCTGAGCCGCCCCCATGTGAATGTGTCCGGCGAACAGCCGCACACGACCGACCGCGTATACATGTACTCGAGATCAAACCCGAAAATGTTCCAGCCGGTAATTACATCCGGGTCGAGTTCGTCGCGGAGATACTCTGCAAAGCGTTCGAGCATGGCACGCTCGGTCGGAAACCATTCAGAGTCGGCGCACGCAGTCTCTTTGACGCATAGGACTTTACGATCGTGGATGACGTTACCGACCCGGGTCTCGATCGCAATCTGGAAACAGACATCCGATTTTTCAAACGCGGACGGGAACGCACCCGTCGCCGAGTAACATTCAATATCCAGGGACGCGATACGTAACGGCGCCAGATCATCGCGCGCGACCGGCTTCAAGGTTCGCCAATCCGATACGCAAAGATCTATCGCGCACGTGGATGCGTCTCCAGGTCGACCCGTCGCACAAAGCCACCCGGTTGACTGAATGCCTGTTCTGTGCATGACACGCAGAACCGGGTCCAGATTTGCTTCGTAGACTTGGTACTTTTGGTTCCGACAGGCCCATTCGCCGCGTCGGAGATCACTCAGCGTCTTGAATGTCAACTTGGCAAATGTATGTTCGGCCTGATTCTGAAACCCCCAAAGGTCTTTGCGCCGGATACACACAGGCGACTCAGTCAGGGTCGTGAGTCGCGGTGGAGCTTTACCCGGTCCGATCTTTACGAAAAAGTAGGGCTCGAATGGCGTTTCGACGTGGACGGACTGACCATCTTCCGTCCGTCCAAAAATATCAACCGTCAGGGAGTCCTCGGTCTCGCGGGTCGACCAAGCTACAGCCTGGAACGTAACAGTCATACCGTACCAAGGTTTCAAATTTTTATGACACACCCAAGTATGTTGACCCCGGCGCAGATCGCCTCCTGGATGGCTAAACCGCGATCGGCACCTCTAAGCCGCACGCCGTCGGGTAACACCCTCGCGCGTCAGGCGCGACTCCGTGCCGAGGCGAACAGACGCCAGGCTGCCCTTGCCGCCCGGGCCAATCTCAAGAAAAAGCGGGTCGTCCAGCGTTGGAAAAAGGCGGTCACGGCCGTTCGGACTGCCCAGCGCGCCATACGTAAAATGGGCCTTTTGCCCGGTCACGGCTCGCGGTCCAAGGCGGGTCTGACCAACGCCGAACTAAGGGCACTTTCGGCCTATAACATGCTGACCAGTAGTCGCGTTCTTAAACGCGCCGGCTCGAGCACGTATCGCACATTTGCTTAAAAAGCCGGTTTTGTCTTCGGCGCCGATAGAGGAAAGCAACCAGAGACCATCAACAAACAAACATGGCTCTCGCAACCGTCTTCGCTGCTCTCGAGGAGTCTATGCGCAACCTGGTGATCCGTATCGCAGAGGGTGAGGGTCTGGATGCCGACGAACTCATGCACAAGTACCTGGGTCCGGACGTCAAGCCTGCCCCGGTCAAGAAACAGCGTACCGCCAGTGTGACTGTGACCGAGGTGGCCAAGTGTTCCGCCAAGACCGCAAAGGGTAAGGCGTGTTCGCTCAAGGCGCTCGACGGCATGTGTTTCTGTCGCGTCCACATTTCCAAGGCGGCAGAGTCTGACGAGCCCGACGAGGGGTCTGCGTCAGTCGGCCCCGTGAAGAAGAAGCCCAGCCGCAAGGACAAGGGGAAGGCGCGCGCGACCGAAGAGGACGAGGACGAGGACGAGGCCGGACCGTCCACGGCTCCCCCCAAGAAGAAGAAGAAGAAGGTTCGTTCGGCCCCGCCCGTACACACGCACGAGATTGACGACGAGACCCACGAGGATTGTGAGCTGTGCCATACGCACGGCGGAGCACTGAACGACACGGCCGAGACGGAGTTTGAGATGGTTGTGAGCCCGCCGCGAACCCTTCGGGAGCGGCTGGTGGCGGTTGCAGCGGCGATGACGGAAGAGGAGGACTACGACGACGAGGAGTGAACACTTAAACCTGCCGCGCGTATGTTGTTTAATGAAATGAACGCCCCTATTTATCGCTCCGAAGACTATTATCGTATGCGTGCTCGTCACGGGGACACCCCCGAAGAAATTGCGAAACATAAGGCGTGTACCTGGCCCGAAACGTCGTTTGTCCCCCCGGCGGTATCGACCGTCCAGCCTAGACACAAGTGTGGTCCGGCGATCACGGCGCTCTTTGCTCGGGCGACATCCCGCCCGTCACTCAAAGAACTCGTGGATGCTATGCGCGCAGACGGTTTTCCCGATACGGATATTCATAGGGCCCGAACGGCACATACACAACGTCGCGCCACTATGGATAAGCGACAGGCTGAACTTGAAAAATTATTTGGAACATCGTCTCGGTCGACACCGGCGGCTAAAAAGGTTCTCAAGCCCGTCAAGAAAAAGGTTTAAAAGCGGTCGACCATGAAAAGGAAAGCAATGACCGAGTACCAAAAACTTACCCACGTCCAACACATCTTGAAGCGACCAGACTCGTATGTCGGGTCGCTCGTCCCTGATGTTCAAGAAACGTGGCGTCTCACAGAATCTGGATTCGAGCGTGCCTCTGTCACGATCGCACCCGGACTTGTAAAAATATTTGACGAAATTCTCGTCAACGCCGTCGATCAACATTCACTCGCGCCCAAAAAGGTTACACGGATTGATGTCGCCGTGAGTGCCACGGGTGTCGTCACGGTGAAGAATAACGGCGACGGTATCCCCATTCGGAAACAGGATGATGTTTGGATTCCCGAACTTATCTTTGGACATCTCTTGACATCGTCAAACTATGACGATACGCAAGTTCGGACGACCGGTGGCCGAAACGGCTATGGTGCCAAACTCACGAACGTCTTTTCGGACGAGTTTACGGTCCGGATCGTTTCGGGTGGCCAAAAGTACGTCCAGCGTTGGTCAAAAAATATGACGACCGTGACTGTTCCTGAAATCCGACCCATCAAAAGTGCCGGCGGGGTTGAAATTACATTCGAGCCCGATTGGTCAAAATTTGGCGGTCGCGGGACGCTGGACGCACTTCGGACTGTTGTGACGCGCCGAACGTGGGACGCAGCTATGTGTTGTCCGAAGGCGCACGTGTATCTCAACGGCGAACGGCTCGTCGTCGAGTCGGTCGAGTCGTATGCAAAGATGCACACGTCCGGTATACTTGTTCCGCTCGGGAAGGATATCGTCGTCGCGCACACGGATACGGGTAAATTTGAACACGTCTCGTACGTCAACGGTATTTCGACGACCCAGGGCGGTACGCACATCGAACGGTTCATGATTCAGCTCGTCGCGGCGCTCGGTGTTTCGGCCGTCCGACCGGCGCAGGTTCGGTCGTCTCTGTGGGTATTCATGCGTGCGACGCGCGACCGACCGACATTCTCTTCGCAGACCAAGACGGAGTGTACATCGAAAGACGCGACCGATTATGTGTTCCGGCCGGCGTCCGTCAAGGCTATCATGGCGTGCGGTCTCGCGGACGACCTTGCAGCCCTGGCACTCGCCAAGACTGAAAAGGAACTCAAGAAGACGGACGGGTCTAAGAAATCACGGATCACCGGCGTTGCCAAACTCGACGACGCAAACTGGGCAGGTACGGCCCGCTCGCACGAGTGTACACTCATCGTAACGGAGGGCGATTCAGCCAAGACGCTTGCGGTCGCGGGTCTCAGTGTCGTCGGCCGGAACGCCTATGGCGTATTCCCATTGCGGGGGAAGCCCCGGAACGTTCGCGACGCAAGTCTGAAACAACTTACAGATAATCAAGAGTTTTCGGATCTCAAAAAGATTCTCGGCCTCCAACATGGTCGTACGTACAAAACGCTCAAAGAGCTTAGATACGGCCGGTTGATGATCATGACGGATGCGGACCTCGACGGAAGTCACATCAAGGGTCTGGTTTTGAATATGGTGCACCACTTTTGGCCTGAACTCATCCGGCTCGGTTTTGTGGTTGCGATGGTGACTCCGGTTATCAAGGCCGGGAAGCAATGGTTTTTTACCGAGTCGGCGTTCAAGGCGGCGGCACCGCGCGGCGCGGTCAAGTATTACAAGGGTTTGGGTACATCCACGAGCGCCGAGGCGAAGGAGTATTTTGCGGCGATCGAGCGTCTGACGGTCCGTTTCGACCACGACCCGGCGACGGACGAATCTATGACGTTGGCGTTTGCAAAACCGATGGCCGATGCGCGCAAAGAATGGCTCGTCGGTCACATGAACGCCACCCCGCCGTCTGTACCCTACGGCGACGTTACGAATCTGAGCGTGACGGATTTCGTCCGTCGGGACATGGCCAACTTTTCGGTCGAGGACATTCACAGAAGTATTCCGCACGTCGCCGACGGACTCAAACCCAGTCAACGTAAGGTTCTCTACGCGTGTCTCAAACGTAACCTGACATCCGATATGAAGGTTGCGCAGCTCGCCGGCTATGTCGCCGAACACACGGCGTACCATCACGGCGAGGCGAGTCTCCAAGGAACGATCGTCGGCTTGGCCCAAAACTTTGTCGGGTCGAACAATGTGCCGTTGCTCGTACCGAGCGGTCAGTTTGGTACGCGACTCATGGGCGGAAAGGATTCGGCAAGTCCCAGGTACATCTTTACGCGCCTGGCTGAAAAGACCCGAGCGTTGTTTTGTGCCGATGACGACCCGGTTCTGCGCTACGTCAAGGAGGATGGACAGACGGTCGAGCCAGAGTGGTATGCACCAGTTGTGCCGACTGTTCTGATCAACGGCGCAGAGGGTATCGGGACGGGTTTTTCGTGCTACGTGCCTCCGTACAATATCAAGGTTCTCAAGGAGAATATTCGTCGCGCGCTCGACGGCACGGCGATGATTCCAATGGTTCCATATTTTGAAGGATTTACCGGGACGGTCACGCGCAAGAGCGAACACGCATGGGTTCTCAACGGTACGACCGAAGTGTCCGGTGGGGTCGTTCACGTGACTGAACTTCCACCCGGGCGATGGATTCAGGATTTCAAAGAGACGCTCGACGACCTGGTCGAAAAGGGGACGGTCACAAAGTACGAGAATCATTCGACCGAAACAAAAGCCGACTTTCGCGTATGGGGTCCGCTCGAAGCGCTCAACCTCACGCGGACGGTCCACACCTCGAACATGTATCTCGTCGGTCCGACCGGTGCGATCAAAAAATACAATTCGCCGGAAGAGATTCTGGTTGATTATCTCGAAATCCGTACGCGCGTCTACGCTCGGCGGCGCGCCTACATGCTCAAGTGTCTCGGGTCCGAAATAGAATGGCTTTCCGAAAAGGCGCGATTCATCGACAATGTGATCGGCCAGCGCCTGAAGGTGTTTAATGTCCCTCGGGCCCAGATTGACGACCAGCTCCGGTCATTCAAGTTTGCGGAGGACACGTGGCCGAAGCTGCTCGACATTCGCACGGTTCAATATTCGCGCGAAGAAGTTCAGAAACTCGTCGCGGCCTGTCAGCAGAAGACGACCGAACGTGATACGCTCGCGGCGACCAGTGTGCCCGAACTATGGAAACAAAATCTGAATAACCTGTAGAGAATGGTGCTTTCGCTGTTACAACTGAGAAACTTGGCCAACAATGTTCCGCGACAGGCTCGTCCGCCGGATATATCCGACGAGAACTACCTTGTGTTTATGAAAACACAGTTCAGAGATCCGGTTCCCCAAGAAGTGAATGTACAAGTCCAAGCGCTCCAGACGCTCGAAAGTCTGTCAGCCTTTACGACCGGGCTCGCCGCCTTGGTGACCCGGATCGATACGATCATTCCGCCGGTACACACACCCGTCTCTTTAAATGATGTCCTGGCCGAACTTCGTCGGTTCCAAAAGACGATCGATCCGATGGATCAGACGATTCAGATGATTGGGTACATGCCCATGATTGCCAAGTACATAGATGTCGCGGCCGTTCAGCAAGCAGTACTTGAAGGTACGCCCGTCCAGCCTGTTCTGGATATGCTCGTTTCTGAATTTTCACGACGGGTCGCACTTCTTCTCACGGTGGGCGATACACCTCCTCCGTTCAAATACCTTCTGCCGGTGTACAAAAAATTCAGAGCCGCGTACCAGGTTGGGCGCGACGACGCGACGCGCGAACTGGCTACCCAGGCGTACAAGAACGACGTGCTCAATCAACTCGACGGCGGGTCTCGCCTCGTCGTGTACCCGCCGACGACAACGTCCACGATGGGGTTTTACACGCCGGCGTTCGACCCTACGGCCGGTACATTTAATGTATATCTGACCGAGGCGACACCCGGTCTGAACGTGGCCAAAGGTTGGTCGGTCCAGGGTCTCACCGGTGTGTACGGTAATGTCACCGTCACGGAATACACCGCAAATGTATATTCGGACGCGCTCATAAGCCCGGGTCCGCCCGCAGTTTCGTACCCATTCGTATCTGTGGCGTCTGTCGTGTCTGATGCACCAAACCCTGACATTCGACCGAGTTCCATGTTACGTATGACTCTTGCGCCACCGGTCGAAAGTAATCTGGTCGCCGTTTCGAACATCACGGGTGCGCCGAGTTTTTCGTACTACGATCCGCGACTTTACGATTCGTCTAAAATTAAAGGAACAGAAGGTCGCGTGAGAGAGCTCGGTTCGAATGTCACGACGAGTGAAGGGCGTCACGTATTCCACACGGTTGTTGATCGCGGCGCCGGTACGGGTGCACTCACAGCCATGGCTGCCATAGGTGCACAAGAACCATACATGTTCGGCGGTCAATCCAATTGGATTCCCGGGTCCGTCAAGCAACACACGGCGTTTTCGCTGACACAGCGTGTTTCTCTTCCGCTGTCGAACGTCGGTGGCTATCTCGGAAACACAGTTCAGGTTGATATTTTTCCGCGCGAAGGCGGTGACCTCCTTACAAATATGTATCTCCAGTGTGCTTTGCCGGCCGGCACGTACACGGAACTCGTCGGCCGGGCACTCATCGACAAAGTTGAATTCCTCGTCGACGGTATCACATACGAGTCAATCACGGATGATTGGTACGTCATTCGTGATCAACTGTTTCTGGACGCGGATGAAAAACTCGGAATGTACGAGGCGATCAGCGGCGGAACACCCGAAGGCACAAATGTCGTCGCGGCCGACCAACTCAACCTGATTATTCCACTCGAGTTCTTCTTCTGCCACCGGTATACGCACGGCGAAAAGCGAACTCGGCCGTTTTTTCCTTTGTGCGCCCTGACTCTTTCGACGATTTCGGTCCGGTTCACATTCAATACCCAAAAGTGGATTACAAACTCGGTGACACCCATAGAAATTATTCAACCGCGTCTTCTCATCGAGGAGGTTACTCTGTCGCCCGAAGAACGTATGTATTTTCGGTCTAGGCCATTCACATATAAAGTACCGCGCGTCTGGAAAGAAGCGACCCAGGATTATAAAGAGGGTCTGGTTCGTCTGAATCTCACGGCCAATTTTCCAGTCACCATGATGGTATGGTTCGTCCGTAACAAACAGTACGAGTCTGATGATGCTCGATACTTTGAGTCGCGGTACGCACTGGGCTACATGACACAGTATATTCAGGCGGCGACACCCGTCACATTCTTTAACGGCGTCGAGCTCAAGTACATAGACACGATCGAGTATGCGACTCTGTACCTGAACAACCAAAACGTTCTTTCTAATTTTCCGGGCGGGTTGTACTATACATTCAAACAGTCAATCGATCACGGTCTTTCTGTTCCGACCAAAAACATGTACATGTATTGTTTTTCGGAACGACCCGCTGAATACAATCAGGGTGGTGCGCTCGATTTCTCAACCCTGAACTCGCAGACGACCCATCTCGATATTAAATTTCTTGATGCGTACGCGCCACAGATTGCTGCAAACTTTTCCCTAAATCTGTTTTATTATGGATATGCGACGCTTCACATTGAAGATGGCCGGTGTTCACTTTTGAAGTGAGCATATACTCAATGATACCATTCTGGATACACCATCTCAGAAAGTTCAATTGGGCGCACGTCGTCGTAAACCCCTGAAACTCGATCCGTTCCGTGCGACAAAACGGATCGAACAATTTTTTAGAATAGCCATCCAGGCTCGATTTGTACGCAACGTGAACCGTAAACGACCGGCCGGCCGGGGTTTGATACGTTACGTGTTGCTTTTTGGAATAGTTTGTCACGAACCATTCGAGGTTCCGGAGAGAAATCCCTTTTCGGTGCGTCAGAATATCAGACAGCTGTTCGAGGTGTCTCGGGTCGTCAAAGAAACGCGCGAGCGAATCAAGAAGCAGGTCGGACTTGGCCATTTGTGGACAAGCAGTTCAAGTTTTTAAGACTCTCCCGAAGTTGCTCAATCTGGGCCAGGAGTATCTTCTCGACCGCCTCTTTGTGTTCGATGGTGTGCCTGAGTCGTTCGATCTCATTCTCGAAATGTTTCGACCGGCCCCGAACATCCTTCACTTCGAGGGACGTTTCCCACGCCTGGTGCATTTTTGTTTTCTTGTGCTGGGCCATGTTCTTATACATAAAACCCGGCCGACAGAGACACTGGTGTGTCAGAGAAACCTCCATTGTACAGAGATGGGTGTGCGCCTTTAAACTCTACATTTTCCACCGGTGTCCGCACGCCACGCACGTGATATAGCACGTCATGGGTTCGTCTGCACTTCGGGTCTGGAGCTGGTAATACGTCGTCTTCTTGGATTTACACTTGCCGCACTTGAACTGGCCTTCGTAATCCTCGTCGAGTTCAGCCTTTGCAGCCTCGATCGAGAGTTCCTTCGTCTTGAGTTTGAATTCCATTTGGCCCATAGGACCTTCGGGCCAAAACTGGGTCGGTGTCATAGACCCGAGATCCTTCGCCTTGACCTGTTTCTGTTCGATACTGTCCATAAGAGTTGGGCTTTTGCGCAGGTTAAACATGACAGACTGGACGCGGTGCTTGTACCGCCAGCGGAAATCACGGTTTTCCCACGAAGGCGCCTGGCCGAGACGCTTGGTTTGCTGGACCGCCCACGTAAAGACAGACTTTTCGGCGTTTTTGTACTGAGCCTCGGCCGAGAGAATGGAGGCAAACTGCTGCATCGCATAGTCACGGAGAGGGTGGGTGGCGGCCATTGATTTTGTTGGTGCTTTTGGTGGTGAGCCATGTCTAGCGCCGCAGACACAACTTAAAAACTTGGGTCGTCGGTATGTAAAATGGCATCCGGTCTGACGTCCAAGATCCACCTGCTCCTCGAGAACGAGACTGAGGCGAAGCAGTCTGTCAAGAATCTGCGCGACGAGCTTAACGAGCTTTTCGAGCAGACTGCCGTATACAAGAGCGTGTTTGACGCGGCCGTCGAGACGACCAAGGCGCATAAGGTTTCAGAGAAGGTTGCCAAGGCGCACGCGCTCAAGGTGGCACGTATGGTGTACACGCCCAAGGAGGATGCCGAGGCGGCCGAGGAGGCTTAAACATGTGACACACTTTCACAGTAGAAAATGGAGACCAAGTGCACCGAGAACGACCCAGTAAAGTGCGAGTGCACGGACGACGCATCATCTGTGACGACCGAGGACGTGATCGAGGCTCTCCGGCCTTCATGGCCTCTGATCCGACTCGAAATCAATCTGCCCGGGTGGTTCATAATCGCGGCTGCAATGATCGTTGGTCTAAGAAATACGTGCCCGGTATAACTATGATTATATGCGCCACTGCGTGCGTAACCGTCGGCAACACGTGTCACTGTTGTGCCGAACGGCGTCTCATTGGGTTTTTGCGTGAACAGGCGCGCCGGGCAGGGGTTGCACCGGCGCGCTTCTCACACTGGATTCACAGAAAACATGGCGTGTTCACCGTCGCGCGTACGAGACGTGACGGTGAACCCGGTATATCCCTTCCGTGTGTCATTTGTCGGAAGATGCTTGACAAGTTGTGTATTACGTGGCGGGCGCACATAGGGGCGCTCTGGGTGACGCAGTACGACGCACCACCTTCACGCCCGACTCAAAAACAAAGGGCTTTAGTATTTTAGAGGACGAATCTGGTAAGGCGCCCGGTGAAGAAGAGCGCGTGGCCGGTGTGCCTTGCGACCATAAAGAACGCGCGGACCGTCCATGACTACGTACGTGATCCGGGTCGTCTGATATATCGGACGACCCTTACGGTTCGCGTAGCTCGTCTTGTTACGCCGGACGGGCGCACGACGTTTAGCTACGGCCAGGAGACGGGAGCGTCTCGACGCGAGTTGGGACGCGAGAGCTTCACGCCGAGATACCATACTTAGTAGCCTTGGAGAAGTTTTTTGGCCAGTCTGGTAATTAAGACGACCCTTACGGACCCTTGGAGGAGTTTTTTTTAGGTCCGATCACACCTTTTTTGTAATTATTCAGAGTTTTATTAATACGTGAAATATTATTACCTCTTCTAAACTCTGACATTGACATCGGAGCGACTGGATTTGGTCTAAACCCTAATTGCTCCTGAAGAATCCATGTGCTTGTCGGTCTCGCGTTTCCCCCTTGACGGGAACTCGATCTCTGCCCCATGTTAGTACCCTTATGTTGTATGTTGTTGTATTTACCCTTGTTTATAACCGCCTTCGTAAGGAGAGCGCGGAGAATTCTCCCTATTTGCTGTCCTCTAAATTTATTATTAGTTCCTCCCCAGTTGAATTCAACATTGGACGGACCAATCTCTATAGCCGCGTTACCGGCCTTCCGTCCGTCGACATACATAGTCACTGTGAGTATTCGTTTGTTGGCCCCGAATCCCCTCGCATTAGTCATTCGGATGGAATTTGGATCGAACCCCGTGAGGTAATTTTTAACGTTATTGATACGGGTGCGTTTGGGAGGCGCGTTTTTGAGTTTGGGGGGCACGTTGCATTTCACACCTCCACACAAGCGCCTAAACATTTACTAGCCTCGGAGAAGTTTTTTTGCCGTCGCGTCAAGCTGAAGGTACCATCGGGCGGCGTGGACTGCATCGGGTGCACACAAACCCTCGACACGTTCGACCGTCACGTACTCGTCAAACTGAATGTCCCATATGCCCAGTTCTACTTCAGATGCCCAAAAGTTTTTCGTCTGGACGCTTGTCAAAAAATCGAGCGCAGCCGTCTTAGAGGCGGCATTCACAGCCGTTCCGTTTGCAAATTTCCACGTCGGAAAACTCTGAGGCGGGTCGGGTATCGGCACGGACTGACAACACGAACCGAACAGCATCATCTCGTCTTACGTGTTATACCGAGCGACGCCTCTAATGTACTTTTGGCGCGCGCGAGCGGCTTGGCGCGCTTGAGCACGAGCGTATCGTCCGATGTTTGTGCGGCCGGTACATACTTTGCGCCGCGGCACACGGGTGTCAAGTCGGGCATGATGTGTGTTTCCCATGGCATGGTTACGACGACGTTCGACGATCCGTCTCTAAACTGTTCGATGGTGAGCGTCCCGCCGAACACTTTGAGTGTCGGTCGTTTCGGTGCACACCGTATCGGCGTGTACTTGTTTCCGTTTGTGTGTTTGCGCATCAGCGCAATGTACATTTGCATTTCGCCGGATCTCGGTCCGCCTTTATCCAGCGCGTAAGTCTTCATACACTCCCACGAACAAAAATTACCGGTCGTCGAGTACCGTTTAGTCCGGTCGTCGTACCGATAAGGACAATGGAGCGCCTGGCCCGGAAAGGGATGGCAGCACCACCAACACCACGTACCTTCTTGTGACATTAGATGTTAAAGAACACCTTGCTTTATTTACAAGTTATGTCTTTATTGTCGATCGATGTAGGCATAAAGAACCTTGCGATGTGTCTCATGGATCCCGGAACGCGCCGGATTCAACAGTGGGACGTCAGCGGCGTACCGGCCCAACACGCCGACGGTCTGTTCCTTTCGATGAAACGGCACCTCGATGCGAAACCGTGGTGTACGACAGCCCGGACGGTCCTCATCGAGAAACAGCCGGACAAGAACCGTACGATCAAATCGGTCGAACATTTTTTACACGCCTACTTTCTCTGTCACGACCAGGATGTTATTATTTATGACGCTCGGCACAAAGTACCAGACGTGTCTGGTCCAGGCCGAGCACGCTACCTCGAACGTAAAAAAGCGTCGATCGACCGGTGTCGCCTGTTTCTCGAAGAGACTCAGCCGGAATGGCTCCTGGTGTTCGACAAGCACAAAAAGAAGGATGACCTGGCCGACACGTGTATGCAAGCCCTGAGTTACGTCCCCGTGCCAGTGACAGCCGTCCCGAAACAACAGAGAGGCCGTCGACCGACCGAGAACCAAACTCGCACCAAGTACTCCAAGGCGAACCTGGCGTGGCTGTACGCCCAAGGTGAACACAAGACGAAACGGTTCGAGAAGGACCTTGCCCGGTACTACCACTGCCTGAATGAACTTCTCACGGAGTTTAATATCCCGGAATGAATAAGGGGGGATGGCAACTCCTCCCCCCAGTTATAGCGATGTCGTTATTCCGATGGGTTCATTAGATGATTCGTTACAGGCTGCGTCGACAAAAGATATCAGTAGTTTGTATTACGAGCCGCCCGCACCAGTAGTAAATGTTGACGTAATTGATGAACAACTTCCCGAATCTCTAAAACAAACACTTAGAGATTGTGACGGGACCGATACATGTAATCTTGTCACCGCAGAGATAACTGATAGCGGCACACTTACTTCAGTGAAGGTCCCAGAGGGTGTATACGAATCGATTGAAACTACTGAACGCCCCAGACTCGTTGCTATCAAAAATCCGAAAATTCCTACAGACCCTAATGTCTCGATTGCATCCATTTCGGGGAGCGGAACACTCGCGACAGTCACGACGACCGTACCGCATTTACTTACGACCGGTGATTATGTAAAAATATCAGAGACGGGAGTTCCTTTACATAATGTAAAAAGTACATCCGTGACCGTCGTAGATGCTACACATTTTACATACCCCACATCGGTGTCAATACCTGTGACCGGTGCAGGTATCGTCGAACCCCTGTTGACATGGGATTCTTTCGGTATTCCGACGGAAGCTAAACAATTACACGGTCAACAGGTCCGTCCGTGGCGTGCACCTATTGTTCGCAAAACCGAAGGCGGTTATTCTAAACTGCCAAATCAGCATTTAAATGGGTCAGTACTTCGGACACTGCCCATAGAGTCTAGTGATGATAGACTGGACGACTTAAAGTACCCTACAAATCAAGTACTGTGTGCGAAACTATGTGATGATGACGGATTGTGTAAAGGATTTAATGTAACTGAATCGACTGACATATGTACATTATTTTCGGACGCAGGTACGATGACTGTAGAAACACGCGCCGATTCTACATATAGTCAGGGGTATATAAAATATACATTTGACAGTATTGTTTCTGGATTAAAATATACTGTACCCGAATTGGCATATTCTTACTCTACAACTTTTACAAAAAACGACCCGGAATTTGATTCCTTAGATATATTATTCAAGTATCCGGAACCAGAGGTCAAAACAGCATTTGAAACTGAAATGTCGAAATATGCCATATATACATCTCGATTGCGACCAAACGACCAGTCGGTCGAATGGGACAATAATGGCCGGACATGCATGGACATAGACGCGTGTAATCAAACACTTATGAAAGTGTACGAAAATCCAACTATTACAACATTTTTATCCAGTGATTATGCTGCATGCGACGGATGCCCGGTAAGAGGATATTCAAAAACATTACATCAAATATTATTTACAGAAGTTCCTGCGATCAAACTTCCTTCTGATAAAAAACCTAAGGTGATTATCACCGAAAACAGAAGACAATCGGGTGACATGTTTAGTTACTCCGAACGTAATCTTGGGTTTTATTACTATTCGCCCAATTATACAGAACTCAATAAGGGTACACCACTGGATGCCGAACTGAAATCGTATATAAAAGGTTTCGATAATTATAAAGTTATAGTCGATCTCAGTTCACAATCGGCATTAATTCAAAAATTCTTTATGTGGTACGGCCACGGTGGTCAATCTTTCGAAAATATTGATACACCGGTTAATTGTTCGAACACTGCTCCTCTATTTAGTTTAGGACCTTATTTTTTAGTAAATGGCAGTAGGCCCGCCGCGTATCCGGATGCGATTCTGCACACAAACGGTGAATGGCTCGTACAATGGGATTGCGGAGATAGATTTAGTGCTCCGATCGCCGTAACTGTTCCGCCGAGTAACGGCGGAACAGCGTGTCCGGCGCTTATTCAGTATAAAACTTATTCTACAATGCGCGCGTGCTTCGGTCCTAATGCCACCGAGGGACAAATATATAGAGCATTTTTACACACGGACGGACTCTCTGATTACGAGAGAGATTACAGTCGTCTCAATACACCCCATGAACGATATCTTCTTGGACATTCGACAACCTATATTATTTTTAAATACGAAAATGGTAAATATAGAAAATTTCCTAATATTCTCATCTGGTACTGGACGCTTAACCCCGTGCTTGGAAATTTATATTATCCGGACCATCCACCTGAAGCAAGACGACAGGTGCCACCGCAACCATACGTGTTAGCAGGAGACCAAGAACCATATAGCGTACTCGATCCTGCAAAATTTGGCGAAGATATGCCGGATCCTTATATATCACTTGGCCAATATAGAACTGTCACATACCCTTCATCTTACAACACAAACATAAACAACTTTAATCCTAAACCGGACGGACATTACTCGTTCGCGTGCGAAAATGCCGGAAAGTGTAACGACGGTCAACATGGACGATCTGGTTGGGCTAAATATAATTGCGACACTGCATCTTCGGCTGACGGCAATGCAACGTGTGATACGGCGAAACCATCCGGTATAATTGACGCAGCCACGTCGCCTCAATGTAACGGTAAACGCGTCTACTGCGTACCGCCGATTGTCGCCGAAGGTGAAAATGACCCGGGTATGCGACACAAATACTTTGCATTCGATATACCCGGTCTTCGTGTCGTACAGACCAAGATCATGCAAGATGTCCGCGAAGAACACGAGCTCGGTGATTTATGGTTACAGACTATTTATGATGTTGCGGATAAAAGTCTTCCGCTCGTAGTTGACACGTCAGGGGTCCCTGACTTATTTGTAGAAGGTACGCTCACAAGAATCGCACCCCCGTGTGATAACCCGGTGGGTGGTGTCGCGGCTCCAAATGGCGCATGTGTATGTGTTCCCGGTAGTTATAATCGTAGCGGTACATGCACCCCATGCAGTGTCACTTTGGCGACCGGGGCAACATGGGTCGATTCAACGTGCGGAACGCGTATGTGCTTGGGTCGTTCGCAACCTAATAGTAGTAAGACGTTTTGTTCCCCGTGTAAGCCTGATGGAGATTCCATATGGACATCTGATTCAGGGTGCGGCACTGGTATTTGTTCAGGTACGACCGCGCCAAATGCATCACAAACAGCGTGCGTAGCCGTGTGCACCGAAAATGCAGTTTCTCGGCCATTTCAATGTGTAAAATGTACACCGGCGTGTTCATTTTCGTGCGCGACACCCGGATTTACGCCCACGGGATTCAAGGAATTGAGTGCGACTAGATGGACTTATAAGTGTGATTCCGACTTTAAATGTAGCAAACAAGTGGAAATTCCATCAGGTTCTATACTCGCAGACCCGTTGCTTTGCACTGTACAGGAATGCGCACCGCGCACTGGTCCGGCGTCTGATTTAGCATCATGTATCCCGTGTACAAATACACCAAGTGTTACAGATATATGGTCAAAACATTGCGAAACGACCAGGTGTCCGGAGGGTCAGGTTGCATCATATAATTATATGACGTGCGCGGCATGCACACACGGCGTACCTTGTGCAACATGTCAGCCGTCGACGCCCATATATTCGGTGGTCGTGGCTAGATGCGTCGGGTGTACACTCGACAGTCAGTGTGACCCCGGATATCAATGTTCGGTGGGTCTGGCGTGCGCACAGTGTGCACCCGATACTATTTGCAGAACGTGTCCGGCCGAAAAACCTTATTATAACGGTACTGCGTGCGTAGAATGTGTTTCAAGTACACAGTGCGGTTCAGGTGGCCGGATGTGCACGAAAAATATATGTGCGTGCCCGGCCATTATGCCTATATACGATACAGATACATCCACGTGTGTACAGTGCAAAACAGCAAGTGACTGTACTGGTTCGACAGGTGTCACGTGTGTTGGATCGGTGTGTATAATACCAGGTGTAACGTATGGTTGTCCTGTACAGACGGCGTATGCATGCGATTCCTCGCCGGCTGTTACGATCGACGTTGTGACAGATGGTAATATGTGTACAGCGACGGGTAGTTTATATACGGTGACAATTCCATCTACGTGCGACGCAACTATTTTAGAAAATTTTAGAGAAGTTTTGGGTTCCCATACACTTGCAAACGGGACACTTTTGGCTAATTACACCGATCCCATTTATTCGCCGATGGCATGTGCCGAGTTGTGCATAAATGCGTCATGTACCGGATTCTACGTATACGACATCCCGGCAGGTTTGACGAAAGGTAAATGTAAACTATTCACGGGCCCGGTCGTTGCTAAATATGACGCAGGTAGTCGATATGGTAAGAAAACATTTATACGAGAAGGGTCAATGTGTACACCTGCAACTACGGTAAATAGAATGTGTCAGACGGCTGCCCAAACTGTAAATTGTATGCATGGATTCACATCCGTTCGTGAAAAGTGTGTGATGCCTAAACAATCACCGTGTCCCTTAAATAATATATGGACGGGATCGGCATGTAGTCCTTGTCCGAGCAGAGCTACAGCTTCGCCGTCGACTATATTTCAAGGCGGTGTTCCAAACGGGTCGTGTACATTCCCATTTTGTCCGTTAAATAATATATGGACGGGATCGGCGTGCAGTCCTTGTGGTGCAAACAGTACTGCTTCGTCGTCGCAGGTAGTGTCGGACGGTGCTCCAAACGGGACATGTGTGTGCGTATACCACCATTATCATGTATCGCCGACTCAATGCGTGTCGTGTAGTTACCCGTCGGGGAATCAATACGTAACCAGTCTGTGTACACAAGATAAAGATACAGGCTTTGGGACGATGGACCCAAAACCGACGTGTCTCGGTATCGGTACTGAATACCTGAACTATTATGTAGGACACCCGGGAATGAAGGGTTACCCAACATCTACGTGTAAGCCGTGTTCTAAGCCGGGCGGTGATTATTATGTAGCGGCGGCGTGCACCGCTACAACGGATACCGTCCTTTTGCAAGACGCTGGACAGACGTGTCCGGCCGGTAAATACTTACGACCGATGGTTCAAGGAACTACGTTGACCACGGGCTCACCGAGTGCATGCCGGACATGTACTCCGCCGCTGTCGACTCAGTACGTAGTCACGGCGTGTGGAACATTCACGGATACAGTCAATGCGACAGACCCGGGAATAACGTCGACAAAATGTGTACTGGGTCGTACGTACTTCAGACCGAAGGATCAGGGAAGCGTGTCAGTGGCGGGCTCACCGAGTGCATGCATGCCGTGCACTAAACCGACGTTGACGAATCATTTCGTATATCAGACATGTACAAAAACAACTGACACAATCCTTTCGGTGGACATAATAACACCGACGTGCCAAGACGGTATTACATTTCCCACACCGATGGTCCAAGGAACTACGCTGACCGCGGGCTCTGCGAGATCGTGCAAGATGTGTTCTCAGCCGGGAGCGAATCAGTACGTAACCCGGCCGTGTTCAATCTTGATTGGTGATACCGGCCTTGCGGCAGACGTAACACCGACGTGTAGCCTCGGCGTCACATATGTGAGAAGGGATCCAGGAAGTTCGAAATCCATAGGATCACAGGCTGCGTGCGCCGGGTGTAGTTACCCGGAAGCGAATCAATACGTAACCGTAATGTGTGGAACAAACTGGAATACCCTCATTGTGACGAACACTGTAACATCGTCACAATGTCAAGGTGTAGGCATTGAATACTTTGATCCTGGTACTAAAGGAAGTCCGAAGTCCTTAGGATCACCGAGTGCATGCAGGCCATGCAGTACACCGGGTCCAAACCAGTACGTACAAACGGTGTGTTGGTTCACGTCGGATACCGTCATTATAAACAACCCATCGGTGGTGTGTGACGCCGGTGTTACATACCTCCAACCGATGCGTAAAGGAAGTGCGTCAGCGACGGGCTGGCCGAGTGAGTGTTCGCCGTGCAGACAACCGGGTTGGAATGAGTACGTGGTCACGGCGTGTACACCAACCACGGATACCGTCCGTGCGATAGACACAATACGGACAGACGCAATACGGACGTGCCCGGACGGTGAATACTTGTCAAGGAATCAAGGAAGTGCGGCAAGTGCGGGCTCGCCGAGTGTATGCAAGCCGTGTACTTCGCCGGGCACGGGTCAGTATGTAGTCACGGCGTGTGGAACACTCACGGATACCGTCATTGCGACCAACCCGACAACACCACCTGTGTGTACAAACGGTGTTACATACTTCCAATCGATGGTTCAGGGAAGTGTGTCGACGGCGGGCTCGCCGAGTCGATGCGCGGCGTGTACTCCGCCGGGCACGAGTCAGTACGTATACCGGGCATGTACCACATCAGTGGATACCGGCTTAGCGACAGACACAGCATCGTCGACGTGTGTAACCGGTAGTACATACTTGTCAAGGAATCAAGGAAGTGCGGCAAGTGCGGGCTCGCCGAGTGTATGCAAGCCGTGTACTCCACCGGCAGCGAATCAGTACGTATACCGTGCATGTACCCAAACAGCAAATACCGACAATCGGACAAATCCGGTGTGTGTAAACGGTAGTACATATATCACCCAAACGGTGGTTCAGGGAACTACGTCGAGCGCAGGCTCACCGACTGTTTGCAGGACGTGTACGCAGCCGGCAGCGAATCAGTACGTAAACAGTGTGTGTACAACAGGAATGGATACCGGCTTTGCGACGGAGACATTACCGACATGTACCGGCAATAGTGCAGTCAGACAATACGGTACATTCTTGAGAAGGAATCAAGGAACCTCCGCGGTCACAGGGTCACTGAGTCAATGCGTGGCGTGTAGTCGGCCGACATCATCTAGACAGTACATAATCTCGTACTGTACACCACTTAAAGATACTGTTATCGGGCAAATATAGTGGTAAAAAAAATGTACAATAATAAGAATGAAGGTTGAACTCGGTCGGAAATTTTTCGTCAGGACGGGTATCATCGTTACTGTGCTCATTCTTCTCATATTCATTGTGTGGAAATGGCGTGCACGGTCAGCATATAAAGTTCCTGAACTGACATCGTCCATGACGGCATCGTATACGCCAAGTGCTCTAGTGGGATCGGCCGGATCTTTCATTGTAACAGTGATGGATAAATCGGTCACCGCAACTCCATTTTCGACGACGACGACACCAGTCTCAATCACAGGCGGGACCGGTTCAGGCGCACAATTTAACATAATTTCGGTTTTGCCAAACAGTGTAGGCGGGTCGGCCGCAGCAGGATGGACCGCAACGTTCAACAGTGCAGAATTAAAAACCGCATATACACCATCGGCGTCCGAACTTAGGAATATGGTAGTATCGTTCGCCGCGACCCGAACCTGGACAATCAGTCGAATCGAGACAATCAATCCACCCACAACTACGGCAATTACACCCCCGGTAAAAGTCACAACCAGTGTAGCACACGGGCTCGTGACCGGTCAGACTGTAACTATCGGTGGAGGCGCAGCAGGTACGAATGCTCGATTCAATGTAACGACCGTGCCTATAACGGTTCTCAGCGCGACTGAATTTTCGTATATCGGCGCGGCGGGTACTGCAAGCGCGACGAACGTCGTCTACGCACCGGCTACCGGAATGACCCTTACGGTCGTTGGAACGACGACCACATACACAACCCTCATGAATAACGTACAGAAATGCTTCAATGCATACAGCCAGATGCTCATTGATAACCCGGATGATGCGAACGCGTTAAAATATCGTTCAAATTGCGTGAGTCATCACGCCACTCAGTACCTAACAACAAAGTGTCCGGCTGTCACAAACCCTACTATAACAGATGCGACGTATTTGAATACCGAGAAAGCCATCCGCAAGGCTTATATCCCTTTTATGAGTATAACAGATACTAATGCAACCGTGGCCGGACAGGGACTTACAGATATCGCCTCATACGGTCTGACCGGTGCGTCCGTTGGTCTGACCGGTACTTCACTCACACAGGGTGCACTGATGCGAAAGGTTGCAGAGCGAGCCCGTGATGCCGATATTGCCGCCGCTGCGCGTGTATATATTTATGGCCAATGCCCGGGCTTTTATGACGTTACGGCACCGGACGGAACAGATGTCGTAAAGAATTACTCAGGACTCGCGTTTGACGAAACCCAGGTCACTTGGGCAAACATCATGGCCTGGGCTAAGAAAGCATCCACGTACACGTATACCACAGGTACTACAGCAGCAGGAACAGGTGCATTTAATAATTTGTACGGTGGTATATCTGGTACAACGAGTACCGCGGTCAATATGGTGACCGGTACAGGTGCGTACGCGTCCTTGGCATCGACTACCCTGCCGACGACATCTAATGAATATGTACCCGGTCTTGATAACCCGATTAAATATGGTGAGATTGCGCGATTCTTCGGCCCGGGCATGAAGGGCACAGGGGCTACAACCATGCCGTGGTAAACAATCTACATGTTAATCAAGCCCGGTGTAAAACCACCCGTTGCTGTTGTCACAGGAAGAGGAGGTCCTGTTGATGGTAAAGAAGTTATAACGGTGGGTGGTATATCCGTAAAAAGACCTAAAACAATAGGGCTCGTCGCGGTCATATAAGGCGTGTCTATATGAGTTATGCCGCCCGGTTTTACCATTAAAACCGTCATAGGACGTATTGTATATTTAGGAGTCTGTACATTCATGTACCCTAAACATCTCGTGTCGAGACCTGGCGCAGTTGCCGGATTTGCATTGTAATTTATGTACGCATTCATACAATAATATTTCCGCATATCCGCAAGTGTCGACTCTGAGAAATGATTAAGCATTTTCGGTGTGTCCCATAATGCCGCAGATGGTATACTGTCTTTTTCGTACACAAGTTGGTAATACCAGTGGTTCTTTTCATTCCAGCCGTAATGATTTTGTGTAATTTCATCTCTTCCGGAATAAGGATACATGGGAATATCCGGATCGACGCCGTTGGTCCACGTCTTATTTGTCAAAAATGGCTCCGATGCATTCAATGGTGCTAGTGTTCCAATCTCCGGGTTGACATATCCGTCGGACGGAAATGACGGTACGCACCATACATATGCTTTAAAGCCGCTACCACCATCTACGTCGGGATCGGCCGCCCCGCGAATCATCGGTGGATTAAGTTCAAAACATTTTCCTTGCGGTGCATCGTCATCGAATGCAAGATACCCATTAATTGTCGTTAAGCCGTCCTTGAGAGGGAAAAAGTTTATTCTTTTAGTTTCGGATAGTTTTTCGACCAATATTGGGGTGCGGGCCGTGTCAGTGATTTGATGAAGCCTAATTGGTTTTGTAACCCATCCTTCTACGAACGAACACGCCTTGATTCGCGTAGTTCCATCTTTAGCTTTAGAAAGACCACAAATCGAATATTCTCGGGGATCTGAAATAGGGAGCATAGATTTTTTTATATTGAGCCGGGCGGCATCTATACCCGATGATAAGCCGGCGGCTATACCGAGTAGTACAGCTACACCTATCGTAACGGGATTCGGTGCCACGAGTGCGGCAACGCCCACAAGACTTGCCGCAAAGTTAAGAGCGCTTGTTGGGCTTTTTAAGGCTTGTCTCATACCTTCGTTAAAATTTTTCTGATTCGCGAGCGCGTCCATTATCATTGATTGTCCTGTTTCCGTGAAAAAGAAACCGACACCTGTGGCGGTAAGAAATGCATCTCGTACAGTCTGACCTCTATTTCCGTTGAATGAACATCCATTGATTCTAATCCATTCACGCGGACCATTTTGTCCGAAAAACATTGACAACCCTTGTATCGCTCCTTCCGGTAAATAACACGTCTGGTCTGATGTGTTATAGCACATTCCCTGTGCTTTACAGAATCTTGCACTGAAAGTACATTTTTGAGATTCGTTGTTATCAGAATTATACGTACCTTTAAAGTACGAACATGTTGCACGTAGTCCGACATTTGTAGCTATACACGCTCCGCTCTGACCGGTGTGCATGGCTTGCATTTGTTGGATCTTGGCAAGTTCTTCTTGGTTCGCATCAGCTTTCATGGCCGCCCATGTATACCATTCGGCATACTGACCGGGTGGCAAACCATCTGCGCTATATTTACCGTACCATTCCGTGGCTCGCCGGTTACAATCCGGTTCGTTCCATCCACATTTGTATGTATGTTTACCCTCTATGAACATGGTTCGATCCAAAATATCATCTGGGTTTTTCGTTTTATAATAAATTCCGCCGTGGTGCATACAAACGCGTTCGTATGCAGCTTCGTAAAGAGATACATAATCATCCCTGCTTATTGCGGGCTGCTCACCTCCGAGGTAATAAATAAGAGGCTCGGTTGCCGAAATACGGTCGTACGTGGCTTGTCCACCTAATCCTGCGATAATATTATTGCGATAATATGCATCATTTCGTAATATGTATTCCATTGCTGTATGGTGTTCGACATATACGCGCAGTTGTGTTATATAAGCATCGCCTTGTGCTAACTCGGTATCAAGCCAATCGAGTGGACCGGAAACCATAGGGAAATATTGTTTAGCCATGGGCCAATCTTCAGTTGCCTGATTCGTAGGGCTCCTGTTCCACGCGTCGACTATATTTGTATTATGTTCCCGTAGCGTGGTTCTTTGTGCCGAAAGGGCATTAAGCGCCGTTTTATTAATTGTACTGGCCGATAAAGTACTATTTACGTCAACAAATGTTTTCGGGTCATATAATACACCATCGGAGAATGTAGATAAAACACCGAGTACATCCGCAACGTCTCCGGCAAAATTAACGACATCAAAAAGCTTACCAGGAATCTCACCGGCTGAAAAACGAGGTCCTAGAACAGGATTTGTACGAGAATCTACAACTTTGTCCGCCACGTAAGCATTATATTGTTTTCGAATGATATCATTTTTCAAATCGGTTCTGGCCCACCATAGACCAAGTCGTTGTTTATTTAAGAAGAAGTTTCTAGGAAAATTGAATTTTGTAAACTGTACCGATATATCGGTCAATTTTATTTGCCGATTTCGAATAAATTTAATAAATTCGAATTTTCCTTCCGAACTCACAAATCGTGCAATAGCAGACGACGTGTGTAGATCTGCTGAATAATATCGGAAATCCTGATTGATGTCGCTCAAATTTTTATTCACAATACGTGTGTCCGTATCAACTATTGCGGCATGTATAGCCTTTCTGAGTTCGCCGGGTAAGCCCCTGTACACGTCCGCAGTGGTGACCTTTCGGGACGCCTCGACGTCCGAAATGTTCCGAACGATCGAATCGACCAACGCTGCCTTGAATTCCGCGGGTAGCGTCTCGTAAACACCTTGTGTGGTGACCGTTCTGAACGCCTCGGTGTCCGATATGTTCCGAACGATCGAATCGACCAGTGATGCCTTGAACTCCGCCGGTAGCGTCTCGTACACTCCGGCCGTGAGAACCATTCGGGACGCCTCGGCGTTCGATATGTTCCGAACGATCGAATCGACCAACGCCACCTTGAACTCTTTGGGTAGCGTCTCGTAAACACCTTTCGTGATGACCGTTCGCGACGCCTCGACGTTCGAAATGTTCCGAACGATCGAATCGACCAACGCCGCCTTGAACTCCGCCGGTAGCGTCTCGTACACTCCGGCCGTGAGAACCATTCGGGACGCCTCGGCGTCCGATATGTTCCGAACGATCGAATCGACCAACGCCGCCTTTAACTCCGCAGGTAGCACCCGGTATACTTCCGGTGTGAGAACCGTTCGGGACGCCTCGACGTTTGCCATGTTCCGA